AAGGAGTAATTGATGCTCATCGATCCCGCCACGATGTTGGCATCGGTGAACATCATGGAGCGCATCGGCTTCACGCCGTCTTGAGAGATCGACATGTAGGCTCCCAGAGGCAACGGCTGGGCAGCGTAAGGCGCACATACCGTCCTGAGTGCCTCCCAGACCGTTCCACGATTGCGGAAGATGTGGTTGAACTTGTAGCTCGCCCACTTCGGCTTGAGGTCTGCAAGCGTGACGAGGTCGAGTTCCGTTTCGGGCCGGTTGGCACCGTAGATGGCGTTCCGGTAGATATCTGCAAATGCGTCGATACCGCTGGTCGTCTGCACCTCAGAGCCGCCGCCCGGTGGCGACAGCCGCCGGGTTGCCTTGACACTGACGCGGACGGAGGCATCAGGTCCGAGACCTTGGCTGGCTTTGATGCGGCAGGCCAGCAACGTCACATCGCCATAAGCTGCGCCTGCGGGGTAATCCTCATACAGACGCAAGCCAGCCCACGTGAAGCGATCTGTGCCGTTCTTGGCGTTCGGAGCGGTAGTCACTCTTGTAATTTTAACGGCCCACCGCGCACTGCGTGGAGTTGTAAACATGTATGACCGCCGAATCGGGGAGGTGAGAGCGGTCTGGTTTGCCGCGCTTGCAGAGCCGGTCGTGATGTTGGTGACGTTCGGTCCAGCGACAGAAGCAGAAGCCACCGTGCTGCACACGATGCGTGTCGTTGTGATTGAGCCGACGACGTTGTCGTTGTCATCAAGCTCGACATAGAAAACATCGAAGTCAACTCTTCTACCTTTAATGTTGCCATCATTATCCGGATCGAAACATCCGCCGGGGAAAGTGATATCGATCTGGAACCTTGACCCCTTGTGACCGGGAGGACACGTTGCGAAGAACCCGGCAGAGTCGTTCGCCTGGACGAACTCCTGGTTCGACACTTCCGGCGATGAGATAACGCTCTCGTGAAACCCGCCGCCCATTGCTGCGGAGATGACGCCCATCTTCGACTGGTGTTGCGCGGGCGTGAACACTTGCCAAGACATGACGCCAGGAGGTAACACCGTTGAGTCTGTCTCACCCACGAACACGTCTGATACATCGATGTTGCCCTGCCCAATGCACAGAACAAGATCAAGATACTGCACGCCGTTGTAGAGTTCATTGAAGCTGGATTGAGACCACGACACAAACCCATAGGGCTGGGCAACGTAGTCGGGCGTGACAAGAAGCTCGCCGTAAAGCACCGGCACAGCCTCGCCAATGCGTGCAGCATTCTGGTTGGACGAGATTTCATACGGACTGATTGATTGGCCCTTGCCTGAGTTCTGCAAGCCCTTCAACATTTGTTGCATTTCGTAATACGTGACCGCCGCAATGATGGCGCTGGCCACAATGCTAATGATGATAAAGGTGGCGGTAGCCGGGTCGCCCGGCATCAGCGCGATGACGACAACGTCTTCTGGGCCAACCTCGTAATCGAGGTCGTCAATCGGCTTTTCCTCGCCATTCACGTAGAAGCGCACAGGAGCGCCAAATCCGTGCGGGTGATGAACGACCAGCCAATCGATGACAGTCTGACCGGCTTTCAGCGGGAAGATTTCGCGCGACTGCGGGTTCAGCGGGTTACGGAGCAGGATCAGGGATGCCATCTGTAGAACTCCGTGTGCGGGTACAGCAGCTTGAACTGCGGGAACGTAGCCCAAGTCGATCCGAACGGCTTGGATGCGTGAAGTATGCCGCCACTGACCCAAAGCCCGACATGATGCGGGCGGAGCGTCGAACCCACGATAGCGATGTCGAGATCTTCCGGCTGCTCAACCTTGAAAGTCCTGCCGCCGTGGACCTCTCCTTCCAGCGCCGCAGAGATAGCCCTGGAGGCCGCTGGATGTCCGGGAGCAGCCTGATACCAGTCGGGCAGAGAAACGCCTCTGGCAGCCTTGTAGACCGCCGCGATGAGGCCGTAGCAATCGAAGGCATCCGGCCCGCGTCCGCCTTCCCGATATGGTAGCCCGACGTAATCGTTGATGTTCATCGGCGTAGCCCGGGAAAAGTTTTATAATCATAGAAATTAAACGGAAACGCCCTGTTGAGAACGTCATTGCGAGTTGCCGTGGCGGACACTGCTTCCTTGGTGACCGTGACCGCCGTGATGATCAGCGTCAGCGGCGGATCATTCTGCGGCTGAGTATTCGGCTGATCGAGGTAGACCCGGTAGGTGCAGCGGATGGGCTCAGCCGGATTCGCGATGGCAGCTTCCAACGGATCGACCAGGTCGCGCCCGATGTTTGCCAGCGTCAGGTTCAAATCCTGGTTGCCGTTTCCGTCGAGCGTCGGCAGCACAACCTTGAACGGCATCGCGGTGAACTTGACCGCCTGACCCGTCTCGAGCAGGAAATCCCACGGCTTGTTGTCGGCCACGATGTAATAGGTGGACGGAAACAGGCTGTGCCCGAAGGACAGCGTCTCGACATACCGCGCTGTCGTTGGCGCTGATGCGTAGATTTCTTTCAGAGCCTGTGAAATCGTCACGACCAGACCCACCTTGCCAAAAGCCACATTGCCAAAGCCAACGCGGCAAACGCTGCCGGATACCACAATAGCCCGACAACCGTGCCGAGGAAATACGCCGCCCTGTTAATCCGGGTGTTTGTGACAACTCCCCTGCCTGAAGTCAGGGGCTTCTGATCCCTGCTGTTCATGCTGAGGCTCCTTCTGCAAGCGCGTGTTGTCCCACGCGGAGAATGTTCTTGGCTGCGTTGACATCCCGGTCGTGGACCGTTCCGCAATCGCTGCACCGCCATTCTCTTATTCCAAGACCTGCGATACCTTTCGGCCTCTCGGGCGGTAGTGAGCCGCAACAAGAGCAAGTCTGGGTAGACCAACGCTCATCAGCTTCAATCATGCACCCACCATGCCTAATGGCCTTGTATGCAAGCATTGACTTGAAGCTCGACCAGCCAGCGTCGAGGACGCTCTTCGCCATGCTGGTCTTGGCGAGTTTCTTTGCGCTGACATCACCAACGATGATCAGCCCGTAGGTTTTCGCGATTGATGCCGATGCCTTGTGCAAGTGATCCTTGCGGCGGTTGGCGATCTTCGCGTGAATGTTTCGGACGCGCTTCGGGGTTTTCTTTGCCCGCTGTGCCTTTGCGAGCCTCTCTTCGGAGGCGCGATAGAGGCGTGGTGCCTCGATCTTGTTGCCGTCTGACAGCGTGGCAAGATCGTGAAGGCCGAGATCGATGCCTACAGTTGGGCGCTCTGCCGCTTCTGAAGCGGGGACTTCGACCGGGATATTGATGTACCAGCGGCCACGCGCATCCTGGTTGAACGAACCAGCCAGCACCTTTGTACCCGGCTTCAGTTCTTCACGCGAATGCATCGGCTCATAGCGCACCTTGCGGAAGGTGAAGGCGGCGCCGTCGAAGGTAACGTGTCCTTGGTTGAACGGCACCCATCCAAGAGACTTGCGGCCACGGAATTTCAGCCACGCCTTCTTGTGAGTCTTACGAGAACGCTCATAGGTCCAGCAGACCTGCTGAATAGTGTGAGCATGCAGGTTTAACTCTTTGCTGGCTCCTGCTGTCAGGTCTTGCAGATCGTATTTGGACAGCCACTTCCTGCCGGAACGCGCTGCCTTCTGCTGAGTCTCGTTACAGAAGTTCCACACATAGTTCACGGCGCGAGCCTGCCGGTTGAGTTCGGCGGCGTGTTTGTCGCGCAGGCGAAACTTGAATGTGAGCGTGGCCGTGGCTAAGGTGCCAGCAGCCGACTGATGCGGTTCCATCGCGTCCTCGGTTAGAGCCGAAGACGGTGTTTCCAGCACCCCTTCGGCTCGCTCATATGTAGCAAACTCGTTAAACATCTTCAACCCCTGCTTCGCTTGACCTCCCCCTGAAGGGGGAGGATTGCGCTCGCTTTTTGTTCACCGCCCGGCCCTCCTCACGGCGTAAGCACCCTCCATCGCGTTGGCGAGCGGGTTGCCGCCGCGACGAAGGTCGGATGTCATTTCAGCCTTGGCCCGCTTCGTGGCGATCTCGATCACCATCTCATCTGGCATCTGCCGGGTCTTCACCTCGACGCCAGCGTAATTGTTGATGGTCACCTTCTGCGGCTCCGACCTCATCTTGGCCATGCCGCCGCCCGTTGCCGGGATGATGCTGCCGGTGTTGAACTGCCGGCCGATTGGCTGGATAGAGGTCACCATCGGCTGCGGTGCGCCGTCACGGGTATGAAGCCCGGCTGACAGTGGCGCAATGGCAGGCAGACCGAAACCGCCGCCGCTACCGGAGTAGATGCTGGCGCCGATACCGCCAAGGCCGCCAAACCCGCCGCCCATGCCGCCCGTGATCATGCCAGCCGCCTGCTTGATGAAATAGAGGATTGCGGTTTGCAAAATCATCTTGGCGACCTCTTTCAGGAATGAAACCGCAAAATCCTTGAAAGCCTCTTTGGCGCTCTTCGTACCATCCACGAAACTGATAAACGCATCCGTCAGCCCGGTGACAAACTGGTCTTGCATCTCCTTGCCGATGTCGATCAGAACGGTCTGCATCGTACCAAGCGCGGTTGTCGCTTCGGCAATCCCGGCAGACATCTTCTGCCACTGACCTTCGAACGAGAGTTCAGCAATTTTGGCGTTGAGTTCATCGATCTGGCGTTTCGCAAGTTCGAGTTCTTCAGGTGACAGGAATTTCCCGAACTTGCGCAAATTTGCTTGCGCCTCATTCAACTTGGCTGTTGTCTGTTCCAAAGGTGTACGCACACCTTCAAGAGACTTGCGATAAGTGTCGAGAGCGGCTGCAGCTTCTCTCGCTGCAGTTGCGCTGGCTCGCTTTGCTTCAGCAGCAGCTTTTTCGGCTTCGGCGGCAGGCCGCTCCAATTCCGCAAGCTGTTCGCGAACCTTACCAAGACCGGCCTCGGCAGCAATCTGGCCTCGGGTGTCCCACTTCGGCGTGAAGCTGAAGCCCATTGAACTGGCGGTCGAAGCTGTCGCCGCAATAGCCTCGCCCAAGGACTTCATCTGCGTTTCGAACGCATTCAGCACCGGGAGCATGTCAGCGCGAATCGCAGACGATGAGGCGTTCACGTTGGCGGTGAATGTGGCAATCAGGTCAGCAGCCGTGGCGAATTCGCCCTGCGCGAGAGCCGCCTGGATCTTGAGGTACTCGTCACCAAAGAGCTTGGCATTTTCTGCCGTGAGGCTGAAATCGGAGCGGAACTTCGCAAGGTTGTTCGCCTGCTGGGAGAAAATCTCTGTATCACCGAAAGAGTTAGCGATCGAGTTACCAACCGTTTCGAAGATCGCGGCCAACTCCGATCCGCTCTGCGCCATCGCATCAAAGAACCGAGTGTAGAAGGTGTTCGCGGCTGACGCCTCTGTCGCGGCTTGCGCCTGATCACGGAGAGCCTGAGTCACCTTTTCCGCATTGATCGAAACCTGGGCCGCGGCGATATCACGAATCGTCTTCGCGAACTCGCCATACTTCAGGTTCAGTTCGTCGAGGTTGGTGCCGAGCGTTCCCTGCGCATCGCCCAGCGCCTGCAGGGCATCTGCGGCCTCCTTCGAATAGTCACGGATGTCGAGCAGCACCCGACCGACCGGGATGGCAATGGCGACGAACGCGCCAGCTACGACGCCTAGTGCGCCAAAGCCCGACAGCAACTGAGGCAGCTGCTGACCAAGCGACTGCACCGCGCTAGTGCCCGCGCCAACCTGTGTCGCGAAGTCCTGAATCTGATAACCGAAGTTCTGGATGCCGCCCGCGCCGCCAGCATTTTTGAAAGCCCGCGCGTTATCGTTGGCAGCCTTCGTCAACCGCTGTGTCTGCCTCACGGCAGGGTCCATCTTGCCGGTCAGCCGCGCGATTTCATCCTGCGCGTTCTTGTAGGATGCTCCGAGAGCCTGCAGCTGGGTCTGCATGTCGCGAAGTTCAGGCGAGCCAACCGCCTTGAACATCAAGTCAAACTGAGCAGCAACTTTGTTGGTCATGTCAATTCAGCCTTTTCAGCTTGTTCGCTTCTCTTGTCTTCTTGCGCTTCCTGCGCGCCGCAGCCTGGCCCGTCTTGCTGGCAATGCCGCTGCCAAATTGACCCTTGGCGCCGATGACAAGCACCGTGGTATTCAGCACAAAGCCCGCGTTGAGCTTCATGCCGCTCACTGTGATGTATTTGATGGAAGCCCGCCCGGCAAACTCTGCAATCAACGCCTTCGTGATCTTGCGCCAGATACCCTCACGATCACGCCGGTAATAATCCGATTCAAGCTTTGTCGCATAGACAGCATCGCTGTAGATCGTGATTGTCTCGCCGGGCCGCAGAAGGTTCTTGTTGCCAATCTCCATTATGGTCGATAGCGCCTTTGTTCGACCGTTCAACAAGTACCTGATCGATGTTGCATATCGTCCCGTGATGCGAGGTGCAGCACGCGCAAACATCTGCGTGAACCGCATCGCCACCAGATGGGCATTGTTGACGCCTGACTTGTCGGCAACAGCTATGTAAGACGGCAGCGGAACAAGGGTGCCTGGAGGAATCGAAGTAATGTTCGAAACAGACCTCGCCGCCGCCGGGTTGTTGCCGCGCCAGTAGAACGTCTTCGGGTCTTTCAGTTTCGCCTTCGCAGCTTCTGCAGCCGCGAAGGCTTTGAACGTGCTTTCGATCTCTTCCTGCATTACCGCCATCAGGCGAGTCGCATCAGGGCTTTTGAGGCGGATTGAGCGGGCCATTAGAGACCGAACCCCGTCAACACAACCCCGTCGCCCGGCTTGCCCGCTGGACGCTTCGGTAGGCCCTTGGCCTCGCGTTCGGCGTCTTCAGCTTTCTGACTGTAAAAGGAAATCCAGCCGAAATACTCAGCCATTGTCATCTCGCTCGACATGCGGGTTACCGTCATGTGCAAGTTTTCCGCTAGCTGATACATGTTCGACTGGTGCGGGCTCATACGTTTCCCGGTGCGGCTCCCGTGAAGTTGTTAAGCTCCATGACCAGCGGCATCAGCTGCATGCCGACGCTCATGCTGATTTCACCCTGCGCCGCCTGATGTCCGTCAATGGTTGTCGCCAGCCGGATCAAGGCAGCGAAATCAACATTACCGGAAGCAGGAGCCAGCAAGGGCATTCCTTCTTCAAGCGTGAGTTCACGGATGACGTAGTTCTTGCCGTCGATGTCGATTGTCTTGGTTTTCATGCTTCACCTTTTCGGCTCACCTTGAGTTTGAGATGCCCGGC